CATAGGTGGGATTATGAACCTAGTGAATGGTACATGGGTAAACATAACAAAAAAAACAAGGAGAAAAAATGATTACATATGATAATGTAAAAATAATTTCATCAAGAACTGATAAGGATTATTGGGATGAAGATAAAAGAAAACATATAAAGTATAAGACACCAAAGATAACAACGAAAACTTTATTTGAAAATAATGTTTTTGATTTAGGTGAGTTATATACAGCAATTAAATTTTCAGTAGAACAAGAACCTTATGATAAAGTTTCAGTTGCGTTTGATGTTAAACAAGAATATTAATAGGAGAAAAAATGTTTGGAATAGATAAAAAAGAAGAAGTTAAAAAATATATAGTGATGAGAAAGTATAAGGGTGCAGATTATTTTTATACTGAACGAGGATTTGCTGATAAAAAATTTGCAGATGCGTATGCTGAATTAATGCTAACTCAAGAACCTGAATATAAATACTTTCTGTTTGAACAAAGCAAAGCATATGGGAATGGCGAAGATAAAGGTGAAGATAAAAAATGAATGACCCATATCTTGTACAAATAGAAAAAGAAAAAAAACTTTCTCAAGAAATTGTTCATTTAAGAGAAGAGGTAAAGAACTTACAAGCAGAGGTTAAGTATGAAAGAGAGTTAAGAATAAAGGGTACAGAATATCATCCTACTGATTATCATAGTAGATTAAGACGGATGATTGAAGTAGTTACAAATGAAAAGAAACTAACTGATTTGTTTGAGATAGTTGATGAGGCACAAACAAGATTAAAGATTGAAAAATGAGTGATAAATATTATTGGATGTGGCGTGAAGAAAAAAAGAAACGTGAAGAGGCAGAGGGAGAGACGACTATTGTTAAGGGAATAGGTATGAACTCTCCTGAAATGAAAGCATTACAGAAGCGTGTTAAGGAATTAGAAAACTCTTTATCTATTGCTCTTGATATTAATGACCAATATCAAAGAGATATGAAAATTAAAGATGAAGAGATTGGTAGATTATATAATAAAATAAGAACATAATTCTGCCACAATTATATGGTATAAGGAGATATGAATAAAGAATTTTTATTATTAATATTATTTTATATAATATTTTTTATTGGTGTGTTTAGTATATTAACAATGATACCTAAATAATATGTTAACAAAAAAACAATTAAAGTTATATAAGTATTTAAAGAATTACTTTAAAGAGAATGAAGTGATGCCTAGCTTTGAGGAGATGAAAGATTATATGAATGTTAAATCAAAATCTTCTGTCTTTAATATGTTAGGTTATATGGAATGGAAGGGATATATAAAAAGATGTCCTGCCCATGCTAGAGCAATACAAATACTAAAGGAGGTAGCTTAATGCATAAGTATAGTAAAGAGACTACTAAATATAAAGATATATCTAATGAGGATAAAGTGTTTACATCCCTAGATAAATATGATAGTAATGAAACTGATAAACTTGGTATGTTATTGGCTCATTTAAGTATGCCACAGATGTGTGCTAGTTGGGTGAGTGAAGATGATTTTAATTCCTTATTGGAGAAATATAAAATAGATATTACTCCTTATGTTAAGGATGATACAAGAGTAACTACATCTATTAAAGGTGAAATACAAAGTGAACTATTTCATTTAATAGATAAAGATAAATATAAGAAAAGAAACCTGATAAAAGCATTAAGAAATAAATTTCCTGATGTAAATTCAGGAGTGATATGTAGGATGATTAAGAAATATCTATCCCTAAGAGTACTTGAGATAGACAGAACCTACAAAACTAAGCCCTTTGTTATCAAAGGAAAGTACTATATTAATTAATACAACTTATAGTTGAAAGGACTATGTAAGTCATTGATTTTATTGAAGAATTTTTATTTTATAGAGCCGTTCTCAAGGGGTGTTATGGACAGTATAATAGTAGTACTCCCAATAAAAAATAGATGGGAGAAATCCGTTTATTATACTAAATAACATTTTGTGGAATAGGACTATGGCAAATAAATTCTTTATGAAAAAATCTTGGGTAAATGTAGATATGTGCATTGAAGATTATTATAATTCAGGTACAGATTATTACAAGGCGAAAGAGAATTTAAACTGGAGTCCCTATTCAAGTATAGTTGGTAAAGAAGTGAAATGGGAAAGAAATACTGTGGAAGAAATTGATGAAGAAACATACAAAAATAAAATCAAGAAATCCAATAGCAAAAGTATTGATGACAAGAAAGTTTCACTCAAAGATTGTAAGGAATAAAAAACCTGAACTCGTTACCAAGTACTATGACAACAAAATGAAATATGATACTTAATAAAAATATTCCTACGAGTTGGCATTCAGGAATGGGAGAAGGCAGAACTATAACTCCTCATGCTCTTTTATGGAGGAGTGTTATAGTAAGAGCTGTCATGGATGCCCTTGATATAGATATTCATGCATGGGGTAGACAAAGAAAAAGAATAGTCCAAGATGCAACGTCTTGGTTTAATGTTAATGACCCACACTTCTGTGAGGTCTGCGACCACTCAAATTTTGAACCATCCTTTATCGTTAAGATTTTTAAAAAATTAGTTAAAGCTAATACTAAAAAATTATTTGAACATAAAAATCTAAATAAATTTTTAACTCAATATCTTTGTACGTTTCATAATTAATAGATGGGAGATTTGAATAAGACATCTAAATTTGATATTGATTTAAAGTATGGGCAGATAAGAGAGAAGAGAGTAGCTGACTTATTAAAAGGTGGTAAGGTAGAAGTTAAGACTGAACGTAGTTGGTGGAGAAAGACAGGGAATATTGCTATTGAGTATGAGTTTAGAGGTAAGCCAAGTGGTATAGATAAGACTGAAGCTAAGTGGTGGTTTCAAGTATTAGAACTTAATGGTAAAGAATATTGTATGATAGTTTTTAGAGTATCAAGATTAAAAAAAATAGTAGCTAAGTATAAGAAGACACATACAAAAGATATAGGAGATTACAGAGCATCTAAGTGTGTAGTCATACCTATTAAAGAATTATATACAGAGAAATGTTATGAACTTTAAGGGAGGAACAATGGATAAAATATATACAGGTGCAGGAGTGGTGAGTATTATAACAGTAATGAGTGTAGTAGTTTATATTATAATTGCAGGAATATAATTATGGGAATGATGGATGGTGGTCATAACTTTAAAGATAATTGTAGGACTTGTAATAAAGATGAAAATGGTGGTACTATGAGAAGGTATGTTCACGAAAGAAATACAAAGATATGTTTAAATTGTTTTGAAAAATTAGATGTTGTTAAACGACAAGAATATGTTTTTGCTAGTCAATTAAATAGAAATAGATTATTATAATGAAAAAATATTTAGCAATAATACTTGGATTATTATTAACTGGATGTAATCAGTTGGCTATGCTATCAGTAGTGGGAAGTACTGCAAGTTTAGTTGCAAATAATAATGCTTTAGTTAAAACTTATAGTGGCTTAGATGTTGCAACCTTTATGTCAACTGATAAAGATATTAAAACTCATGCATATGAAATAGTAACAAGTGTGAAAAAAGTTGCGAATGAAACTTTTATATTAGAAACACCTATCACATTGGAAAGTGAGAAAAGAGTTTTGGTTGCTCTTCCAATTATTGAAGTTAAAATTTCTGAAGTATTAACAGTTGATGATGGATTTTATGTTGTAAAAAACTTTGAAAATTATAGAAGTAAAGAAGATATAGAATGGGAAATAGAATCTGAAGGATGGAAAAAGATATACTCAAAATATTATGAATAAACCTAGATGTAAAAATTGTAATTGTCTTTGTCATTGTAATGTGCTAGAGCATTCTGATATGCTTGGAGTGTGTCCATGTACTAATTGTGATTGCATAGAAGTGTGTGAGGCGTGTCAATAAAATATGAGTGAACGAGATTTAATTAGAGAATATAAAAATACTATTGCAGATTTAACTAAAGAAAAAGATGATGCAATTCAATTAGTTTCTCAAAAAGATTCTAAAATAAAACAATTACTTATTCAGGTTGAACAAGCTAACGCAGATGTTCATACTATGGGAAAAAAAATTAAGGACTTAGACGAAAAAGCTAGGAAAAACGCCACTTTTAAGAGGATAATCCATGCTAAGATAGACCAAGTTTTAGAAAAAAAAGATGAGGATGACGTTGACAAGGAAGAATAATTATGATACAAGATAATAAACAATTAATAAAAAGGAAAAAAACATATGGCAATAATTGAAGGTACAGCTTACTGGGCTTCTCTAATAAGACCAAACGAAAAGTTTGAACCTATGTGGAGAATTGATTTGGCAGTAGATGATACAACTGCACAAGATTTTAAAACTAAAGGTTTCTCAGTTGGTGAAACTAAAGCTGATGATAAAGTAGTAAATAATATTATCAGATTTAAACGAAAAGTTTCAAAAGCAAATGGAGACAAAAATCAACAACCACAATTAGTGGATGGTGAAAAGAATCCTATTGAAAAAATAGTTGGTAATGGCAGTAAAGTAAAAGTAATGTATAAATCTTATGACTGGAATTTTAAAGGTAAGAAGGGCAAAGGTTTAGATTTACAAGCTGTACAGGTACTCGACTTAGTGGAATATACTCCTAGGGAAGATTTTAATATAGAAAAATCTTCTAATGGTGTTGACATCAAAGAAGATTTTTGATACAACATTAATAGTCATAGTAGATGACTCCTATTTTCTACCTCCTAGAGGAGAGTTGGCTTGTGGTAAGTCAGCTCTCCTTTTTTTTTTGAAAACTAATTATGAGGGCGACCATGGAACAAACTAAAACTGGCTTTGTAAAGTATCACTTACCTTGTCCATTATGTAAGAGTAGTGATGCAGTATCTGTTAATGCAGATAGTTCGGCTTATTGTTTTTCGTGTATGCAATTTATAAAAGAATATGATATGGAAACACAACCGATAACAAATGGTAAACAAAAATATAAAATGAATACTTCTACAACTCAATCAGATTTTGTAGAAATAGTAGACAGAAATCTTTCAGAAAATACTTGTAGAAAATATGGGGTTACTGTTAAGTTAGATAGTATGGGTAGTATAATAAACCATTACTATCCTTATCATGATAGACAGGGTGCAAAAATTGCAACCAAGACAAGATATACAAAATTAAAAGAATTTAGTTTAGATGGTAATACAAGTCAAGCAGGATTATTTGGTGAACATTTATTCTCTAAAAATAAATTTATAATAATAACTGAAGGTGAGTTAGATTGTTTATCAGCATATCAAATGTTTGATAAAGGTAAGTACACTACTCCAGTTGTAAGTATTAAACATGGTGTAGCTTCTGCAGTTAAAGATATTAAGAGTAGTCTTGAATACTTAGAACAATTTGAAAATATTATAATTAATTTTGATAATGATGAGCAAGGTAAAGAGGGTGCGTTTAGAGTAGCTGAATTATTTTCTCCTGGGAAATGTAAAATTATGTCTCTCCCTGAAGAATTTAAAGATGCTTCGGATTGTTTAATTAAAAATAAGATACAGATTTATACTAAAGCATTTTGGGATGCAAAACGATTTGCTCCTGATGGTATTATTAATGCCAATACTTTATTTGATGAGATAAGTAAACCTGCTGTACAATCATTTGTTCAGTATCCTTTTGAAGGATTAAATAAAATGACTTATGGTTTACGAACTTCTGAATTAGTTACCTTTACTGCAGGTAGTGGGTTAGGTAAGACTCAAGTAGTTAGAGAATTAATCCATCATTTATTAAAACAAACAGAAGAGAAACTTGGTTTATTAATGCTGGAAGAAACTCCAGTAATAACTTCTAAAGGGATAATGAGTATCGAAGCTAATCAAAGATTACATTTACCTGATGTTCATATTGGTAAAGAAGAATTAAGAAAATATTTTGATGCTACTGTGGGTACTGGTAGGATATTTATGTTTGACCATTTTGGTTCAAACTCTATTGATAATATAATTTCTAGAGTTAGGTATTTAGCAAAAGGTTTAGATTGTAAATATATTATTATAGACCATGTTAGTATAATAGTATCAGACCAGTCTCACGGAGATGAGAGAAGAGCATTAGATGAAATCATGACTAGACTTAGAACTCTTGTACAAGAGACTGGGGTTGGTATGATAGTAGTATCACATTTAAGGAGACCTGATGGCAAGGGACATGAGGAAGGTGCCTCTACGTCTCTCTCACAGCTAAGAGGGAGTGCTTCTATAGGTCAGTTAAGTGATATGGTTATTGGACTTGAGAGAGATGCACAGAATGATGACCCTGAAATCCGACATACTACAAGGGTTAGAGTATTAAAGAATAGATTCTCAGGTATTACTGGACCATGTTGTGATTTAAAATATGATATGGATACTGGTAGATTAGCAGAGGTAACATCAAGTGATTTTTGATAAAGTAATATTTGATATTGAAACAACTATTACTGCCGATAAAATTTGGTGCATCATTTGTAAACATAATAATACTTATTATCAATTTAAAGAAGATAGACTAAATAGGTTTGAAGAGTTTATAAAAAAAACTAAAGAAATTATAGGACATAATATAATTGGATTTGATATTCCAGTTTTAAATAAATACTTTGGTTATGATTTATTTAAAAATTGTAAAGTAACTGATACATTAGTTTTATCTAGACTACTTAATCCTATGATAGAAGGTGGTCATTCATTAAAAAATTGGGGTGAAAAACTCTATCATAAAAAAACAGAGTTTGATATCTTTGATAAATTTAGTGAAGAGATGTTAAAGTATTGTAGGAATGATGTTAATTTAACAGAAAAATTATATAACTTTCTTTGCAAAAAAATGACAGACTTTGGAGAGTCTATTGCATTAGAGCATAAGGTTGCAAAGATTATACAACGACAACATCAAAAAGGATTTTTAATAGATGTTGTAGGTGCTCATATGTTACAGGCAAAGTTTCAGGAAGATATGAATAACCTACAATTAA